CACCGATAGCCTAACGATACTTCCGTTCATCCCTATGGGACGCATGAAACCTTAGACATGGAACGGGGTCTGGGGTACTTGGAGATTTCCAATGACTATTAAAGTTACTTACAAGTATCGTGGTATCACTTACACAAAATCAAAATCTATTTAATTAAAATGAAAACAATTGCACTTGCTCTCGCAGCTACCACCATAGCGTCTGCACCTGCATCCGCTGGTATCTATATCAACGCTGAGTCTAATGATGGTTACACAGGTTCTGAATATTCAGGAAGAACTGTTGATCTACATGTTGGATACGAAGGTTCTTTAAAGAAGTTTGACTACTACATCCAAGGCGGCCCAGCATTCACTGCTGTCGCTGATGTAGATGGTTCAGAGCAAGAACTATCAGGTAAGCTTGGAGGTACATTCAATGTGTCTCAGAAGCTTGGTGTTTATGGTGAAGTATCTACCATTACTAATGATGGAGAAGACCGTAGCTATGGAACAAAACTAGGAGCTAAGTATAGTTTCTAATGTCACATCAAAACTCTGGTAATCCAGCAAAGCTTACTAGGTTACAACTTGAACAGCACATGAAAGCTGAACATCAAGAGGAAGAGAAAAAAGAAACTCCTGATGAAAAAGATTAATGAACTATGGCTAGTAGTCTTTATGGCTCTAGCCTTCTTCATTCATATAGAAGTTCTTCATGTAAACTTCCATAGCAGAGAGGCACCTCAGTGTCGGACCTCTCTGTAATTTGGCTTTTGACCTCTACGGAGATACTCATCAGCCGTCTAGACGGTGGGATAGACCACAAAACTTCGAATTAAAATTGTGCACGATGATGATTTATACATTCAATACATTTTAAAATACATATAAATGGCACATCAAAATAGTAACGAGCCGTTAGCTGATCTAACACGCCCCGGCTCGCTCAATGGTGCGGCTGATTCTAGAGCATTGCTACTTAAGCTGTTCTCTGGAGAGATGTTTAAAGGATTCCAGAACAATGCAATAGCAAGGGATCTTGTGATGAAGCGTACCCTTAAAAATGGTCGCTCTTTACAGTTCATCTACACAGGTCGCACCAACGCCGAGTTCCATGTTCCAGGTCAATCAATCCTTGGTAACAGTGACGGCGCACCACCAGTCGCAGAGAAGACAATTACATGCGACGACCTCCTTATCAGTTCAGCTTTCGTTTATGAATTAGACGAGACACTTACTCACTACGAATTGAGGGGAGAGATCTCTAAGAAGATTGGTTATGCACTAGCTGAAAAATATGACCGCCTAATCTTTAGAGCTATATCTCGTGGAGCAAGAGCTAAGTCTCCTGTCATGAAGAGTAACTTTGAAGAGCCAGGTGGAACACAGATTCGTGTTGGTACAAATGCTGATGCTAATGATGCTTACAGTGCAACTGCATTGGTAAACGCCTTCTATGATGCAGCCGCTGCAATGGATGAGAAGGGTGTTTCTAGTGATGGACGTGTAGGTGTACTTAACCCACGCCAGTACTATGAACTAATCCAACAGGTTGGTGAGAATGGTCTAGTTAACAGAGACTCACAAGGTACATCCCGTCAGAAGGGTAATGGAATTGTAGAGATCGCTGGTATTAAGATCTTCAAGTCAATGAACATTCCGTTCTTGAGTAAGTATGGTACGAAGTACACACCTGCATCAGGTAACGACGATACTGTAGATACTAACGTAACTGCTCCTGGTAATACAGGTGATTTTGTTGCACCAGATATCGAAGATGGTCGTAACTCTGTTTCAGGTATCAACAACGACTATGGTCAAGCATCTAACTTCGCTAACTCTTGTGGACTTATCTTCCAGAAAGAAGCTGCAGGTGTAGTGGAAGCAATGGGACCACAGGTTCAAGTTACATCAGGTGATGTCTCCGTGATTTATCAGGGTGATGTTATCCTTGGTCGCCTAGCAATGGGTGCTGATTACTTGAATCCAGCTGCCGCTGTTGAGCTTTATGCAGGTACTGCTACAGCACCAGCTCAGTTTGGTACTGTTCAATCTGCAACCAACAACGCTGGTTATCAGTAAACAATATTTATTATTCACATGGGGAGGCTTCGGTCTCCCTTTTTTATTCACAGAATTTATGGCAAACCCCAATTTTTCGTATATCGATACAGAACTATCCGCAATAAATACAATATTGGGGACGATAGGTCAGGCTCCAATACAGAAAGTAGATCTAGAAAACCCAGAGGTTAATCTTATCTATAACCTATTACAAGAAGCAATTATAGATGTCTTAGGTGAAGGCTGGGCTTTTAATAAAGAAGACCACATAACACTTACACCTGATTCAAATGGATTTATAACAGTCCCAGCTAATGCCTTGCATTATGATATTAGTGATGGTCAACGTCGAAGAAGTAAAGATGTAACCATAAGAAATGGTAGATTATATGACAAGGTAGATCATACAGATATATTTACTAGTGATATAGATGTAGATGTAGTATGGTTATTTGGTTTCGATCTAGACTTAGCTAATAAAGCTCAGGTAGGAGGATCAATACCACAAGTATTTAAAAGATATATAACAGCTAAAGCAAGCACTAGAGCAGCTACTCAACTATTAACTAATGGTGATTTAACTAACATCTTGTCTCAACAAGAAGCTTTGTCTAGAGCAATTTGTATGGAGTATGAATGCAATCAAGGTGATCACAGTTACTTTGGGTTACAGCACAACACTTCTTACGATTCATATCAACCTTATAAAGCATTATCTAGAATCTAATGGCAGGAATTACTCAGACAGTACCAAATTATATACAAGGCATATCACAACAACCTGATGAGTTGATGTTACCAGGACAGGTTAAAGATGCTTTGAATGTTCTACCTAATATCACAAAAGGATTAGAGAAGAGACCAGGGTCTGAGTTTCTAAAGACTTTAACTTTATGTGAGAATGTATTAGAAGAAGGAAAATATTTTGTAATTGATCAGGATGATAAGTATATAGGCAGAATTAGTAAAACAGGTAAACTTCAAGTTTGGGATCTTAATGGAAACGAATGTGAAGTACTTCAAGATACACGACTAGATGGTAAAAGTATTTATGAAGATTTACCTTTATCTCCAGAATTTTATGAATATAAACTACAAGCAATAAACATTACTAATGGAGGTAGTGGTTATACCAGCACACCTACAGTAACTATAACTAGCATTGCTAATGGTTTAAAAGCTTATACACATAATGGTGGTGCTCATGCAAGTAGAACAGCTGGTACTTATAATAATGTAGCTACTGAACGTGTTCATACAGGCGCTCCTACAGGTGCAGACGGTGCAAAGTTTAATGTAATTGTTGATAGCAACGGAGTACCACAGATAACAATGGTTTCACGTGGTACTGGATATGCAGTTGATCATACATTCATTATCAATGACTCTGTTTTAGGTGGGGGTGGTGCCTCTAATATTTTATTTGGAGTCACAGAAGTAGTTGGTGTTGATGCAACAGTTGATTCAGTAACAATTGAAAGTGGTGTAATTACTAAAATTAAATTAGCTACTAATGGTTCAGGTTATACAACAGCACCTACCATAACTATCTCAGGTGGAGGCGGTTCTGGTGCTACAGCAACTGCTAGTGTTGGTAGTATTCCATATCTTCAACATAGTAATTCTGATTCAATACAAGCTTTAACTATTAACGACTATACATTCTTTACTAATCGTGAAAGAGGTACTCAGTTAAGTAGTAGAGTTAGAGATACATTAATTGATGATTCAATACTATCTGGTGATGGTGTTGAACTTGTTGCTCAAACTGGAGGTGGTAAACATTGGATTGATTATCAAGATAATGTAAGACCATACGAAGCTTTTATTGAATTAAAATCAGTAGCTTATAATAAACAGTATGCTTTAAATTTCCATCAACCTGGAGGTATAACTCAAGACATACATGTAGCTACAAAACTAAGTGCTAAATGGCTTGGTACTGATCAAACTTATAAAACAAGATCAGACCATCCTAATAGTTACATATACTATAAAGAAGGTGGTGGTCTTCCTTCAGACACGGATGAGAAAAAACAAACAAAAGAAGTTGATTGGGCTATACCATCTCCACAAGGTAAAGGTATTTTTGAATTTGTTGCGTACGTTCAGAACAATCCAGATTGGGGAAAGGAAAGTAAGAAAACAAAAGATGGCACTTGTAAATTTACTTCTAGAAAAATCTTTACTATAAATCCTACAGGTAAGACTGTATATAATCATGAAGAAGGAGATAGAGAAAAGTATGGAGAGATACTACTAACTCCTACAGCTAATCGATCACTAGATACAGGTGGAAATAATTATAAGCCTCACCCACACACTAGAGGTAATCAGAATAACCTACGATTTGAGTTAGAAAATAGAGGAACACCTCATGTTGTACAAAAAGGAAAAGATGCACATGATGCTTCATATGAGTGCATGTATCAACTTGATATTACATTGATGCATGGTGGTGAAGGTTGGAGAACAGGAGATTGGTTTATTGTTGTCATGGAAGGTACTAATTATTTAATTACCGTTGAAGATCATGAAACCATATCAACTCCAGCTAGCATTGCAGCTGTTAGACCAGCTCCTACTTCAGCTCAAGGTGATTCTATTATCGCAGCAGATCAAATACTAGATAGTGTTATAGCTGAGTTTGACAGAAGAGCAAACCTAAAAGATGAAACTAATACACCTAAGATATCTGGTCCTGGTTGGCCATGGACAGTAAGAAAAATAGGTAATGGTTTATATATTAGATTTTACGATACAAGCCATATAGATGGGTTACTGAGTGGTCTTACGTCGGTACCTTTTACTGTTACAGCACCAAATAAAAATCTATTTAATATACTTACATCAGAAGTTAATGATGTTGGAGATTTACCATCTCAATGTAGACATGGTTATGTAGTAAAAGTTTTAAATAGTAATAGTGAAAAAGATGATTATTACTTACAATTTAAATCTAACACTGCTCCCGAAGATGGAAATGGTGTATGGGAAGAATGTCCAAAGCCAGGTATTAAGAAATACTTTGCTGCTGATACTATGCCTCATCAACTTGTTCAATCAGGTAAAGGATCAAGTGCTAAATTCTATCTTGAACCAATCACCTGGGAACCAAGATTAGTAGGTGATGATGTAACTAACCCTGTACCTAGTTTTAGTAAAAATCATGCAATTCAAAACATAGCTTTTTATAGGAATAGATTAGCATTACTATCAAACGATAGTGTTATTTTATCTCAAGCTGGAGATTACTTTAACTTCTGGGCTAAAACTGGAATGACTATCAGTCCAGCTGATTGTATAGATGTCTCAGTTAGTTCTACTACACCAGCGACATTGTTAGATGCTATAGCTGTACAACGTGGATTATTGATGTTCAGCAAAGAGCAACAATTCATGCTTACAACTGATAACGATGTCCTTGCACCTGATACAGCTAAAGTTGCTAATATATCTACCTATTCATATAACTCATTAGTTAAACCTTTTTCATTAGGTACGTCTGTTGGTTTTACCAATAACAACAACACTAATACTAGGTTTATGGAGATGACTCGTATAGCAGTAGGTCAACCTCCTGATATATTAGAGCAAAGTAAACTAATTCAATCACTCTTACCTCCAACTATAGATACAGTTGCTGAATCTAAAGAACAAGGGTTAGCCCTATTCGGTACTAGTGATGCTTCAGATATAGTCTATGGTTATAAATGGTTTAACAGTGGAGAAAAGAGATTATTATCATCTTGGTTTAAATGGCAATTACACGGTAATGTTATTTATCATGCGATTATAGATGATGTTTACTACGCTGTTATTAGGACAGATGATTTCTCTGTACAACTAGAGAAGATAGATATTAAAAATCAACCAAAGATAACTACTGTTAGTGGTGACTATATGATCCACTTAGATAATATGACACTGGTAACAGGTATGTCATATTCATCATCAACAAAGAAAACTACTATAACTATCCCTGATAACTTCACTGTTACAGGTGCTAAACGGTTTGCAATCTTTGCAACTGCAGGGACTATGGCAGGTCAAACAGAATACCCAGAATTAACTACTGGTAGTACAACTACTGTATCTGGTGACTGGAGTACCTCAGAAGTCTATGCAGGTTATATCTATAAGATGAAAGTACAGTTTCCTCAGAACTTCTTTAAGCAAGCAGAGGGTGAGAATGTCAGATCAGATACCAGAGGTTCTACTATTGTCCATAGAGTCAACTTAAACTTTGGTTCTATAGGATATTTCCAAACAAGATTAGAAAGAAAATGTAGACCTGATTGGATACAAGATTATGAGATGGCTGGTAACTGTAATTTTCAATCTAATTGTTTTGGAATATTACCTAATGCTAGAGAGACTATACCTATTTATTCAAGGAATGAGGATTATAGATTATATCTAGAATCAAATCATACCTCTCCATGTACACTACATTCATCCAGTTGGGAAGGTGACTACAACCAAAAATATTATTCAAAGGTCTAAGTATATACACGACGCAACACCAGAGGCTGCATTAGAAGTAGCCTCTAATTTGCGTCCAGATGACCGCAGAGAAGTGGTAGAAGGACATGGGGTAGATCCTATGTTAATACCATTAATCATTAACGAAGGATTCTGTGTATCGTTCACAGTGCCAAACGGCAGGACTGCTGGATTGGCAGGTATTCAAGATGGTGGAATCATATGGATGTTAACTACACCAGCCATACACGATTATCCACTTACATTTGCTAGAGAAGCAAAACGTTTCATTGACTCAAGAACTGAGCCATTACTATGGAACATTATTGATAAACGAAATACTGTACATTTAAAGCTACTAAGATTCTTAGGTTTTAAATTTCTTAGAGAGATTAAGTACGGACCAAATAATTTAACCTTTATAGAATTTTGCTATGTGTCTTCCAGCAGGAGCAGCTCCAATACTAGGCGGGATATCAGCATTTAGTGGCTTTATGGGCGGGATGAGTTCCCGTCGAGCTGCTAAGGCTAGAAACCGCGAAAAGATTCGTTCTTATAACAATAAGATGACGCTAAGAACGGCTCAAAATAGAACTGATAAAGTCAATATAAAACAACAAATAGAAGCTAGTAAGGGTTCTGCTTTTGATGCTGCAGCCTCTGAACAACTAGTAACAAATGAAGTATTAAAGAAGATTAGATTTAAACAACAGGCTTCATTGATCAAAGCTAGTCAAGCTGCAACACCTATCAGTTCGGGTGTATCAGCTAAACGTGTATTGAATCAACCAATACAACAGCTAGGCTTTGAAAATAGAATGTTAGCTGCTGAGTTTGCAAGTCGTATAACTCAACAAGAAGCTAAGAATCAAACTACATTTAACAAACTTTATTCAAGCAACTTATCAAGTTGGCAAGGTGGTGCACCTCTTATCTTTGATCAAACACCAGCTATGGACCCAGTACCTTCTGTCTTCAGTGCATTACTAGGTGGTGCTTCAGCCTTCCCACTAGGTGCTGTGCCTGGACAAGGACCAGCAGATGCATTAAGGGACTCAAAATCACAAACTAATTATCAAAACCCATTCGCAGCGGCTCCAGTTAGTAAACCAGTAATTTCAGCAGATGCATCAATATCTAAAGACTGGGTAAACTCGCAAGGTAGTTTCGTTACAGCATAACTATGGCTTATCAATCACATTTAACTAGCAAAGGATTTGAGCCTATTAATACTCTTGATCCTGCACAAAGAGCTAGTGACAAACTATATTCTCAACTTGAAAGAGGTGAAGATTATAGACATCAAAATGAATTATCACGTATTCAATCTGAAAAAGATAATTCTATATGGAAATCTTTAGGTGCTTTCTCTGAAAAAGCTACCCAGATAGCAGTTGTACAAAAGGAAAAGAAAGATAAAAAAGACTTTGCTGAAGGTTTAAATCTTGCATTTACAGAGGGTTTCTCTAAAGATGCTGTAATAGATTTTGAGAATACAGAAAAGCAAATAAAAGATGCTGATGCTTCTATCCATAAAACAGCTTCTGAATATCAAAAGAAAGGATATAGCCAAGAGGTTGTAGATAGAATTAAAGCTATGTCTCCCTGGAAGGGATATGGATATGCTCAGGGATTAGCACAAAGAGCAGGTGAAGGTTATGGTTTATGGTTAGATGAACAGTTATCTAATAACGACACATTACAAGTTGACTTAACAGCAATTGGTGGAAGAGTCGTTACACCAAAAACAGCACAAAC